GCGAAGCTGGGTACTTAGAAATCAAACGATTTCTCATAGAGGGGAATTTCACCCCTCATGTGCAAATTCTACATTTTTATTAATTACTCATCTGTCGGTTGTGGCACAGTTATGTTATCGGTTTTTAATCGATGATTAAACCATACCGGATATTGCTGTTTAAGCTCTATCATACTAAGATGGGTAAACTCTGGCGGACTCTTCATGGAAGAGGGTACCGCATTAGAGTGTGTCGAATAAAAATGGCTATACTCGAAAACACGAGTTTCGAATTTCTGATCCAGCTCTGTTTCAGCAGCTGGAAGATCTCTGATGGGCATGACACCCTCATAGAGATCAGAGCATAATACACGTTTTCTGATGGCCTTTTTAATCGGGCCACAGGTGTAATAGACTTTATCGGAAATTCTTGCAACGTCAAATGTCATTGTACTGGCTTTAGTTTGCCTATATAATGCAAATGACTTTAACACCTCATGCTTAACGTAGTTTGGTAGGCGTCTCTTCCGAGGCTTCACCAGAACTACGTACAGCGGAGTTGTATTGCAGTGAATATCAACTAGGTGACCGTCTCCTTCGAGAAAGTTACCGCGCATTAATTCACAAACTTGTTTACCTATTAACTTCCGTATTCGCTTAAAAAATCTAGGCAAACGGTGGTTAAGATCATTTCTAACGACAAAATTGTGCATTAGAAATAACGTTCGGTAAGACAAATGGTCCTTTAAGTTAAATGGTCTTACGTTTATACCGTTAAAATAGTCGGCACCACAGCTTTCTCTAAAATAAGAAGTATTGAAACTCTTCTCATTATTAGTTTGAAAGCCACAGGCCGCTAAAACTTTAACGATTAGCGAATAACATTCATTGGGGGCTATTATATCGTCTCCATAGACTGACACATCATCTGGGTTTTTATTCATTGATTCTACGCAGGCACGAGTGACTGCATAAAATACCAATGATTCTAACTCAAATGTGTACCCGTTACCCATGCTACTAAATTGTTCATAATCGTATCGATTACCATCAATCTCGTATTGAGGTGTCCTTGCCGATAAAAGCAAAGAGTACCAAGCAGGGC